AATTTTGGCATATACTATTAGACCTTGTGGGCCTTTTATATTTGGCTGGAGCATATGGGGGAGATACAACCTATGATTGTTACTTAGTTAAGTTTGATAAACATTGGGAAATACTAGTATGTAAGAAGGGTAAAGCACAAGAAAAAATTAAAGATCTAATTTCTTCACCTGGATTTGAACTTCCTAGATAAAAATAAAATGATAAACACTTAGTAAATTTACTAGGTGTTTTTATTATGCTAAAATGGAATTAAATCGCTTACTTTCCATTTTCAATATAAAAATACAATTCAAAATGGAAAATTTGGTTGATTTTTCCATTTTCGTCCTAGACATGACGTTAAAAGGTCTTTTTATTATGCCTTGCACGGTGTCACAGTGCTAAATAATAAAGTCTACTGGACGTAAAACGAAAGGAGCTTAAAATATGAGCTTAAAACGAGATATGTTAGTCGAAGCAGGAGTAACTGATAAGGATGCAATCGATAAAATTATGCAAGCGTACGGTGCAGGGTTGGAGAAAGCAAGACATCAAGTGAAGTTAGAACTAACTGCAGAGAATGACACATTAAAAGCACAACTTGAATCACAAAAAACTAAACTTGAAGATTTAACTAAAAGTAATGATGCTAATTCAGAAGTTAAACAGGCTTTAGAGAAATTACAAGAAGAATACAATCAATTCAAGGTAGATAGTGATAATAAGTTGGCGCAAATTAATAAAACAAATGCTATCGCATTAGCATTAAAAGATGTTAAAGCGCATGATAGCGATGTTCTAATGAAACTTATAGATGTTGATAAAGTTGAGTTAGGAGAAGACGGGAAACCTAAACTTGATGAGGTGGTTAATTCACTAAGAGAAAGCAAACCTTTCTTATTTGAACAAGAACAACAACCAACTACACCTCAAATTACAGTTGGAGGTAATCCGAATGGGAACGGAACAGTAGGAGTTGACCCGTTCCAAGCAATTATAGACCAATACACACAATAAGAAAGGAATTTTAAAATATGGCAACAAACAACAATAATTTACCAGTGCGCCAATACGCACCACAATATAGACAAATGCTATCTACAATTTTCAACGTTCAAAAAGCATTTGCAGGAGTATTAGCTCCTATTCAAACGTTAGACGGAGTACAATTTAATTCTAAGGCGTTCTTAGTTAAAACTAACGCTACACCAGTAGTAGTAGGAACTTACAATCCAGATTCAACAAAAGTATTTGGAGCAGGAACTGGAACAGGAAGTCGTTTTGGAGAATTAAAAGAAGTAATTTACCAAGATACAGAAGTAGGTTACGATTATACGCTAGCAATTCATGAGGGAATCGACCGTTACACAGTTAACAATGATTTAAACGCAGCAGTAGCAGACCGTTTAAGATTACATTCAGAAGCGCAAACTAGAGAAGTAAATAAGAGAATCGGAAAATTCTTATCAGCAAATGCTGGAGAAACAAAAGAGCTTGCTAAACTTGATGAAACTAATATTCAGAAGTTATTCAACCAAGTTAATGTTTACGTGACTAATACTGAAATCAACGCACCAATTAAATGTTATATCAGAGCTCAAGTTTATAACGCTATTATTGATATGGCTTCAACTAACAAATCAAAAGGTTCAAATATAAATATTGATACTAACGGATTAGTAAAATATAAAAATATCGAATTAATTGTAGTGCCTGAACAATATTTTGAAAATAATGTTGTTGCAATCTTCTCTCCAGATGGAATTGTAATTCCATTCATCGGAATTGAAACTGCCAGAACAGTAGAAGCTGAAGATTTTGACGGAGTGAAACTTCAAGCTGCTGCTAAAGGTGGAACATTCGTTCTTGACGACAATAAGAAAGCAATTATTAAAGTTACAAGTGCTGCACCATTAGCATAATAGGAGGAAATAACGATGGTTAAATATTTAGTAAACGTAGATTTCACAGATAAAGAGGCTTATGAATTAGTGAAGAAAGGCACAGAACTGGATATCACAGAAAAACGTGCTGAAGAAATTTTAAAATTATTAGGTGAAGGAGCTTTAACTAACCTAGAAGAAGTAAAAGAGGAAGTTAAGGAGGAATCTCCAGCTCCTGTAGAAGAGAAAAAAGAAGCTAAAGAGGTTGAATAATTCGGCCTCTTTTTTGGAGGTTATAAAATGAATTATATTACTTTAGAAGACTATAAAGAACTAGGATTTGCAGAAGTAGATGATTTTTCAGATCTAAGACAAAGAGCTGAAATGGCAGTAGATTTATTCACTAACTACTTTTATCAAAATAACAACTTAGAAGATGATTTCCCGCCTAGAAAGCATGCAGTAAAGCTTGCTATTGCTAATCAAATACGCTACTTAAATGAAACTGGAATACTTACTGCTGAAGATAAACATTCATTAGGCAGTTTGAGTATTGGAAGAACTACTATTAATTATGGTGGTAGTGGAACTAGTTCAGCTAAGGTTGAAGCTAGTAAATACAATTTAGCATTAGACACTATGAACTTACTAAAAAGTGTTGGGTTCGGTTATAGAGGGGTTTATTATGATAGATAAGCGCCTTTTAACTGATACTGTAGAAGTGAGTTTAGCAGGTGAAAAAGACAAATGGGGGAAGATCACTTATAAAGATCCGTTTGAAATAAAATTTGTTCGGTTTGATAGAAGTTCTTTAGATAAGTCTACAAACACGCAAAACTTAACAAATATCACAAGAAACAAATCGGGAACCTTATTTATTTATCCCAAATTTAATAATGTTGTTGTTGATGATAGTTGGTTACAAGCTAACATCAGAGATAAGCATGGAGAATATAAGGTAATCAGTTTTGAAACTAATTATTTAGGAAATAAAGTATTCTCTTATGAATTAACGGTGATTTAGATGTCGATAAAAGTACAGTATGATTTAACGCCGTTAGAAAAGAAATTCGGACCTGGGAATGTTATGTTAGCAAGAAATGCTGTAGCTAATCAAGTGTTGATGGATAGTGAAAAGTATATCCCTAGTGATGGTAAGGGTTATTTACGAGCTAGTGGACACGCTAGTAATGGTTCAGTAGCATGGAATACAGTATATGCTAGAGCACATTTCTATGGGACTAATGGTATTGTCACATTCAGAAAATATACAACTCCTGGAACTGGAAGTAAATGGACTGAAAAAGCTTCAAATAGCAACATGAAGAATTGGGAAGAAGTAGCTAAGAAAGGATTAGGGATCAGATGATTAATAATATTGATTTTCAAGAAGTGCTTTGTGATTTTGTTAACTCCTTAGAATTACCATTGAAAGCTAGATTAGATTATTTTATAGAATCAGATGATTTAGTGATTAATTTAATTCCTGGAGGTAGAGTTGAGCAATTATTTATGGATAAAACACGAGAAATTAGCTTACCGTTTGAAATAGCAGTAAAAAGCACAGATAACCAAAAAGCTAATAGTATAATGTGGACTGTTCATACTGCTTTATCTGAATTATTTTTGAAATTACCTAGTAAAAATGGTACTTACCAATTTTTAGATCTTGAAGTTGGTAAGCCAGCCATAAATGGACGTGATGAACAAGATTATTTTATCTATACTTTACGTATAGTAGCAAAATTAGAAATAGAAGGAGAAATATTAAATGGCTAGACAAAAAAACGCATTAAGAAAGCATTTTGTAGCACCTTTTGATAAGGCGAACGCTACAACAGCACCAACAAAAGAACAGTACAAATTGTTAGCAAAATATATTAAAACTGTTAACGATGAAACGGATGAAGATACTGACGACGTAGCATGGTACGACGGGGACGGTACACCAGAAGAAACAGTAAAATCAGTAAAAGCTGGTTTCTCATTTGAGGGGAACTTCGATGTAGAAGATGATGCACAAAAACTAATCGCAGACCTTAGATATAAGGTTGGTGACGATAGAAAAGTATGGTTCAAAGTAGTGTCTTCAGACGGTAAGACAGCGTGGGAAGCAGTAGCAATCGTTTCTAAAATTAAAGCTGGAGACGGTGACGCAAGCGACTTTGAAAATTTTGAATGTACGATTAAGTGGGTATCATTGCCAAAACAAACAGCAGTAGCATAATTTAGGAGGATTTAAGCATGGTAGTAATTAAGAAATTTGAAAATGTAATTCCAGTTGATTTTGGAGAATTTGAATTAAAGTTTGTAACTAGTGATGAAAATATTCTAAAACTAGCAAAAGTGGAAGAAAAAGCAGGTGTAGTTAAAGATAAGATTGGAGAACTAAAAGGAACAACAGAAGATATTAAATTAATCTATGATTTAGCTAAAGAATTATGGGTTGAGTTATTCGATGAAGAAACTTTTGAGAAAGTTTATAATCTTTATAACAAATCTTGTATGCCATCGTTATTAGCGGTATTTCAAACGCTATTTGGGATAACTCAAGAATTAGGAAGCAGTTATTCTCCAGATAAGCTGATTAAGTATCTAAATATCAACCATGCTTAATTTAGCTTACAAATTAGAAGATGAATTAATCGTTGGTAGTGAAGTTTATAAGCTTAATCTTAGCTTTGATAATGTAATTAGGTTGTTTGATATGCTTAATTCTAGTGATCTTGAAGATTATCAGAAACCACACTTTGCCTTATTGATGTTAACAGGTGAATCATTTGAGAAATACTTAGTTGAGGACGTAGTTTTATTTTTAGACGAAGTTATAAAAGAGCATATCAAAAATGAGGAGTTTAATTCAGTAGAATATGATTTAGCTGGAAACCCTATGCCAGTTAAGGAAACAGAAGAAGAACAGGAGCAATTATATAGTTTGAAGTATGATTCAGATTATATTTTTGCTTCTTTTTTACAAGCGTATAATATTGATTTAATAGAAATGCAAGGTAAATTGCATTGGAGAAAGTTTAACGCCTTATTAAATGGACTTCCAGAAAATACTAAATTTATGGAAGTTGTAAAGATTAGGAGTTATAAACCATCAAAACATGATAGTTCTGAATATAAAGAACACATGCGAAAACTACAACGTCAATATGAACTTCCTATCAATGATTAGTTTAAAAGAAAGGAGGTTAATATATGGCAGAGGGAAAAGTTAAAATAGATGTTGACTTGAACGAGAAAGGCGCCACCTCTGGAATCGGACGGTTAAAAAGTGCCTTGAACGGCCTTGAAAGTGCTGGAACTAAGGCAGGTTCAGTCTTTAAAAGTGTGTTAGGAGCAAATCTAGTAAGTGCTGGAATAAGTGCAGGTATTAGTGGTATTTCTAACGGTATTCGAGGAATGGTAACTGAATTAAACAGTTCAGCGAAAGCCTGGAAAACTTTTGAAGGCAACATGTCAATGATAGGTAAGTCTAAGGAAGAAATCGCACAAGCTAAGGGCGTTATGCAAGATTACGCCACCAAGACTATTTACAGCGCGTCAGATATGGCACAAACCTATTCGCAGTTAGCAGCAGTAGGTATTAAGGAAACTGACAAGCTAGTAACTGGTTTTGGTGGGTTAGCAGCAGCGGCAGAAAATCCAAAACAAGCCATGAAGACACTATCACAACAAGCCACCCAGATGGCGGCGAAGCCAAAAGTAGCGTGGCAAGACTTTAAATTGATGATGGAGCAAACCCCAGCAGGTATGGCGGCAATTGCCAAGGAAATGGGGATGTCACTTGATGAACTTGTTAAAGGTGTTCAGGATGGAAAAATCAAAACAGAAGATTTTTTCAACGCTATTAAGAAAGTTGGTAACAATGATAGCTTTTCTAAAATGGCAACTGAATTTAAAACTATAGATCAAGCTATTGATGGTGCTAAAGAAAGTTTAGCTAATAAACTTCAGCCAGCATTTGAGAAAGTTAATAAATTCGGAATTAAAGCTATTTCAGGTATTGCAGACGCATTAGACAAAGTAGACTTTGGAAACTTTGCTGAAAAGTTAGGTAGTTTCTTAGAAAGCATTGATATTGATGGAGTAGTTAATGGAATAGCTACTTCAATTAAAAATGTTATTACAGTAGCTAAGGAACTATGGAAAGGGTTGAATGATAGCGGAGCGATAAGTGCCGTTTTAAGTGCTTTTAAAAACATTCAAAAGGCAGTAACTAACCTTGTTACAGCTTTGTCAAATAGTGGAGCAATTAGCACCTTTGCACATGCTTTAGGTTTAATTGTGAACGTAGTAGCGAAAGTGATTAGTGGCTTTGCTAAATTAATAGCTTCACTTCCACCTAGTGTGATTAGTGCCATTGCTTATTCATTGTTAGGAATTGTAGGTTCATTAAAAGCTATCAAGTTGGCAACTAAAGGACTTGATTTAATTAAGGGGTTAAATCCGTTTAAATTATTCAAGAAAAACGCTACTGAGTCACTAGATGAAGTAACGAAGAAAACTAAAGAAACTAAAAGTACTGTATCGCAAATAATAGAGAGTTTAGGAAAAGTATTAGAATCAGCAGGAAAAGGAATAAGTACTGCAGCCAAAGGAATTGGTGAGGGTATCAAAACAGCATTGAGCGGTGTTCCGTCCGTTCTTACTGCTTTAGGTACTGGAATTTCAACTGCTGCACAAGGTATAGGAACTGGACTTGCTATTGCTTTTAAAGGATTAGGAAGTGCCATTGCAATGGTTCCTCCACCAACGTGGCTTGCATTGGGTGGAGCTATTCTTATGGTGTGTGCTGGACTTGCACTTTTAGGAACTCAAGGAGATGGAGTTGCTAAGGTCTTTCAAGCCTTAGGAAGTGCCGTGTCACAAGTTATTCTTGCTTTAGGTACTGGCTTATCAGCCGTTTTAGTTTCATTAGGTAGCGTTATTCAATCAGTTGGAACAGCTATTCAAAGCGTTGGTAATGGAATTAGGTTGGTATTTGAGGGAATTGGAACAGTAATTCAATCTGTAGGTACTGCCATTAAGTCGGTGCTTGAGGGGTTAGGTTCAGCATTTACTGGTTTTGGTAACGGAGTAAGACTGGCTCTTGAGGGAGTTGGTACTGTAATTACTTCAGTTGGAACTGCTATTCAATCAGCCTTACAAGGTGTGGCGAGTATTATCGATTCAGTTGGTAATGCTATTAAGTCAGCTCTTGAGGGTGTAGGTTCCGTGATTGAATCAGTAGGTAATTCAATAAAATCAGTATTAGAGGGCGTTGGAACAGCCTTTGAAAAATTCGGTAACGCAGTTAAAACTGTGTGTGATGGAATTAAAGAAGTTATTGATTCAATAGGTAACTCAATAAGAACTGTACTTGATGGAGTAGCAAATGTTATTAAAAGTATAGGTGAATCAGCAGAAAAAGCAGGTAACGGGTTTAGGTTATTTGCTGAGGGTGTTAAAACTCTTGTTGATTTAAGTTTAGGTGATTTAGTTGCTACATTAACAGCAACGGCAACTGGAGTAGGTGCAATTACTGCTCATGCTGGAGAAATGACAACGGCTGGAGCAGGAATGCAAACAATGGCTAGTGGATTAGCAATGTTAGGTCAAGCAGCAACTTCTGTTCAAGGAGCATTTACTGCATTACCAACGTTAATCACAAGCTTAACTACTTCATTAAATGCCTTACCGCCTATCTTGATAACAACTTCAACAGCCGTTCAACTATTCAGTACTAACATTACTACTTCACTAGCTGGACTTATGACTGCCAGCGGTTCAATTAGTGCTTTCAACACTCAAATAACAAGCATAGGAACAGCAGTAAGTTCTGTTACTGTATCGATTAGTGCATTTGGTGTTGTGCTTTCAAGCCTAGCAGTAAGTTTTGGTACAACTTCAGCTTCTATTGGTGCATTAACTGGTGTAGTTAGTGGCTTAACTGGTGCATTATCACAAGTTGGAAGTACAGCCACTAGCGTAGCAGGTCAGATTAATCAAATTGGTACTTCGATTTCATCAGTTGGAGCGACAGTATCTGGTATGGTTGCAAGCATTAGTGGAGCGATGAACGGGTTAGCTGGTGCCATTTCTTCGTCTATGAATAGTGCCTTAGGATCTATTCAAAGCACATGCCAACAATTTGTGTCTACACTCCAACAAACAGCCTCACAAATGGCACAAGAGGGACGTAGAGCAGGTGAAGAAGCGGGAAGAAATATTGCTGACGGCTTAAGAAGTAACGAGGGTAACGTTCGTTCAGCTATGGAAAGTATCAAAAATACTGTTCAAAGCGTAGGTCAAAGTATAGTGCCAGTTGCTTATAATGTGGGAGCACAAGTAAGTAATGGAGTTGCTCAAGGTATGTATTCGGCTTTAGGAGCGGTTACTGCTGCAGCTAATGCAATTATTAATGAAGTTGATAGAGCGTTAAGAGCCAAGGCTCAAATCCACTCACCATCAAGACTTACACAAAAAAGAACAGGTCACCACTTAACAAGTGGGGTTGCTACTGGTATGGTTAAGAACATGCCAGCATTAGATAAAGCGTTCGACGTTTATCAACGTGCAATTGACAAATTCAAACCTAACTTTGTGCCTGAGAACATGTTAAGTTTCAAAGGTGGTCCATCATTTGCAACAGCAGGTGGAAGTAGTAATAACATTACTAACAACAAAACAAGCAACTTTGGAGCGTTGCTACATATAGAGAATTTAAGTACAAATTCTGAAGAAGATGTTCGTAAACTATACGAACAAATAAAATTCTTAATTAAGGAGGAGAAAGACAGATTATGATAACTAAATATATCCTTTACAACCAACTAAACACAAAAGAATTAGGATTAAGATTAGTAGATGAAATAGAACTGGAATCTTCTTCTCAAACTGTAGATTTAGTTGAAATAGACGGTGTGAACGGCGCTAAAATTAAAGATAATAAACGGTTGAAAGTAGTTGAGCGTACTTTCCCGTTTAAAATATACGATGAAAAAGCTGATATCCAAAACATAATTAATAAATTAAATGACTATCTAATCAACATAAAGCCAAAATGGTATGATTTTGGCTTAAGTTGGGATAGTGAGTATCTTTATAAAGCGTACTTTTATGAAACATTTAAAATTGAGGGAACATTAACAAGTAAGAAAAAATGTATCTTAAATTTTAAATTGCACCCTATTAAATATCTAAAAACAGGACTTAATAAGATAACAGTTTCTAATGGTCAAGTATTGAGAAACCCAGAACGTAGAAAAGCCAATCCACTTATTAAATTAAGAGGAACAGGAGATATTAATTTGAATATTAATTCTCAAATATTTAGGTTAAAAGGAGTTAGTGGACACATTGTAATTGACTGTGAAACGCAATCCGCTCATTGGGACAACAAGGAACCGCAGTATGATAAAGTGTTCACTTATCCATTTCCACACCTTGAAATAGGAGATAACAGAATCTCATGGGACAACAACTCATTTGTTGTTGAAATAACCCCAAGATGGGAGGCGCTAGTTTAATGGCTTATCCTATTTTATATAAAGCAAATGAAACTAACTTTGAACATTTGGGAGTGTCGGTTTTATCTGACGCTTCTAAATGTTACGTTTCAAGAGAAAAAAACGGTATATATATTCTTGAATTTGATTATCCAGTCAATGGTAAAGATGTTGATAAAATCAAAGAGGGAATGTATATCAAAAGTGACGCAGGTTACAGAACGAAAAATCAACGGTTTGTAATTTCAAAAATCACTAAAACACAAAATGAATTTAAAATTTACTGCCAACATATTTCACAAGTTAAAACTACTATGAATGCCATCAGACCAGATATAACAGTTACTAGCGTTAGTGCTATGGGTGCATTAAGGGCGTGGCGTGATAACTTGTTAGATAGTCGTGAGGAGTTCTTCGTGCAATCAGATATTAGCACGTTAAATTCGACTACATGGAAAGTTGAAAACATTGAGAACGCCCGTGACGCATTAGGTGGTAAAGCAGGTTCAATACTCGATGTTTGGGGCGGTGAATATGAATTTGATAACTTAAATATTACACTTCATAAAAGCATGGGAATTGATAACCCAACCATCATCGCTTATGGTAAAAACTTGTTAGACTTAGAACAAGAACAATCAATACTTGAAACTTATACTTCAGTTTTTCCTTTTAAAAAATATACTGACGATAACAACAGGGAGCAATTAATAACATTGCCAGAAATACTACTTGATAGCACACACTTAAATAAATTCACACACAGAAGAATTTTAAAAGTTGATTTTTCAAGCGATGAAAACTTAAAAACGGTGGAGCAGTTAAGAAGCAAAGCCAAAAGTTACATTAAAAATAATAATGTAGGAGTGCCAAAAACTAACTTAAAGATCAACTACCAAGACTTATCAAAAGTTGAGGGCGTATTTGATAACCCAGCACTTGAACAGATAGATTTATGCGACAGATTAAAAGTTTATTACAACGAGTTGGGAATATTAAATGAGAACGCGAAAGTAGTTAAGGTAATTTGGGATGTTATCCTTGAAGAAAATCACGAGATAGAAGTAGGAGATAGTAGAAGTAGCTTTACAGATAGTACTTCAGCTAAATTAGAATCATTACAAGTTCAAAATGATTCAGTACTTGCTAGAATAAATGCTTTGGTTGCCGAACAGGAAGCAGCGTTTGATAGGTTCTTTAAAGAAAAATCAAAAGTAATCGAAGATAGAGTAAAAGGTGGATATGAGAAAGCCTTATTAAGTAGTGAAGAAAAAATCCGAAAAATGGGTGAAGCCTTTGACGAAAAAGTCAACCAGTTTAGAAACCAAGTATCAGCAACGGTTGAAGACTATAACAGACAATTCCAAGCTACAAACTTAGAAATAAGCAAGAATAGAGTTGAAGCAACAAAGCAAATTCAAGTCTTAACTGATAGAGTTAATAACATTCAAGATATTTCTAACAATGAAACAGTAAGAGAGCTTAGAGGACTGGTTAACGGTGCTACTAGCAAGGTTACAGAACTGGAAACTAGCATAACAAGAGAATTTACAGCCGTTAAAAAGAAAAATGAAGATGGATTGAGTGCTGTTAAAGCTGAATTTAAGAAAGGTGTGGACGGACTAACAAGCAAAATTACTTCACTTGAGGAATACAAGAATCAAGATAGTAGTAGAACTGAAACATTGAAGCAGTGGGTTCAGAGAGATACAGCTAATCAATTAAGCCGTGAAAGAACTGAAATCAATAAAATCATTGATAATAAAGGTTTTGTTAAGAACACAGAATTTAGTAGTAAGTTTACAGAGAGTGCTAGAGGAATAACCAACCAATTAACCGCCTTAGAAAACTATAAAAATCAAGACGGAGTAAGAGTTGCTAACATGCAAATTTGGGCACAAAATAACACAGCTAATCAATTGACTGCTGCAAGACGGAGCATTGAAAGTTGGGTAAACGAGAAAGGTTATGCAACAACCTCTGTAGTTGAAAATAAAGTGCAAGAAACAGCTAATAGTTTTAGTCGAGAAATCAGTAATGTTAGAAATAGTATTCCTACTAGTTTAGGTGGGAGAAACTATGTTATTGACAGTAAAAACTTGAAAGCCAAGCCACATTGGGGGAGTAATAAATGGGATGAATCAGTTGATGGTGACACTATTATTTTAACTAAAAAAGATGGTAGTGATAAAACTGGTTTTTGGTTCAATCTAACCGACTTAGTTAAAACTCAATTCCAAAATGAGAAGTTAACATGGTCTATTGAAATTAAAGCTAGTAGAAATATCACTTTAAATTCAGTTGGATTTGAAAGTAACGGACAGACGAAAGTTGATGTTACAACAAATTGGAAACGATATTCATATACTTTTGTGAACAGATTTACAAATTATTATATGTTTACTTTTAATAATCCTACTACTAATTTTAATAATGGAGATAAAATTTATATCAAATTACCAAAATTAGAAACAGGGAACGTTGCTACTGACTGGACACCAGCACCTGAAGACGTAGAAACAAATGTGAATGAGTTAAACACGTGGAAACAAACTGCTACAGAAACATTAAATACTGTTAGTAGTGGGTTAAATGATACTGTTAAACATTCACAACTTAGAATAGGAGCTAATGGAATTAACTTTGGTTCAAATCAAGTTTTTGATGGACGTAACCTTTCTAGTATGTTGTCAGTAAGTCCAGAAAGTATTCAAGCTATCACAGATAAGCTAATAATTACTCCAGCAAACGAAAATCTAGCAAACGTTAATTTAAGAGGTGATGTAACTTTTAAAACACGTGATTTATATTTGAATAGAATTTCAGATAATAATAAAGCAGGTGATGAATATTATTTCAACGTAGAAGCAGAACAAGTGTTAGTTTCTTCTAATACTTACAAAGATTTAAAAGCTATGGTGCACGTTGCTTATAAGAATAATACTCATAATTGGTTTACTGAAATTTTATATCCAGCTAGTGGTTACGGAGTTAAAAATTGCACAGCTACAGTAAAAATTCCTGATGAAAATAAAGAAATAGATTTTATAGATCTTATTATTCATCAAACAGCATGGGATGATTACACAACTTATAATTTGAAAAAAATTAACGTGGTGAAAAAGAAAAGTGCTGAATTAATTGTTGATGGTTCAATCGAGGGTCGACAAATTAAAACTCAAACTTTAGAAACTGGACACCACAAGGCAGGAAGTATCACTTCAGAAATTATTGCTGCTAAGGCAGTAAAGGTTAATAACTTGCTTGTAGATGATGCAATGATTGATGAATTTGTTGCTCATAAAGCTTTCATCAGTAAGCTTTGGGCACAAGACGCTTTCATTAAGAATTTAAGTACTGTTAAAATATCAGCTACTCAACTAGATACTGACTGGCTTTCAGCGTATACAGGAGATATTGGAGGATTCAGAATTGGTAAGAATCCTAATCAACCTGGAGACTTCTGGCTTACAGGGTCAAACAACTTCAACTGTGGATTAAATCCAGGTCACAACATTGGAACACGTGGTGCTCAAATTTGGGCAGCATGGGGGAATAGATGGGATAAAGCTGGCAATAATGCATGGTGGGTTGATGGACAAGGTGTAATGCATTGTTACAACAGACCAATCCTTAGTAAGGGACTTGATGTAAGTGGTGGAAATATTAATATGCACGGAAGTAATATTGAGGGATATGCAGATGAGAACAGAAATAAAACTACTGTTATTTGGTGGTCACAAATCAACAGGGTTAAAAGTTCAGTATCTGATAAACGTTTCAAAACTAACATTAAACCAACTAAAATTAAGGCTGTAGATTTACTTAATAAAATTGAAATGGTTGAGTTCAACTGGAAAAAAGATAATAAATTCGAAAAAATCGGAGCAATTGCTCAACAAGTTCAATCAGTAGAAGAAAGCCTTGTTGTTCATGATATGGACGATAAACAAACTTACAACGATTATTTAAGAATCAACTATTATGACACTATACCTTACCTTATTAAAGCAGTACAAGAATTGTCAGAAGAAAATAATAAATTAAAAAACAAACTGGAGGAATTAATCAATGGATAAACAATTACAACCAATCGATTTAATCGCTCAAGAATTGAGTGAAAAAACTATGCAATTAGCTCATTATAAAGTAGCTTACAATAACTTAACTAATGAGCTAGAAGCTAAAGAAAAAGAGCTTAAAGTATTAAAAGAAACTAAAGTAGAAGAACACGAGGAGGAAAAATAATATGGCTTTAGAAATCTCAGTTAAACAACCTAATCCAACGGCAGGTGGATATAAGAGTGTGAACGTATATTTTAATATGAATACTGGAGGTATTTATTTCAACGGTAATATTGAATTACCAGGAAAATTTGCAACTGCTAGTGACGCAGAGACACTAGAAGAAATTAGAAAACAAATCGCAGTTCAAATGTACACGGGTGAAGCAACTCCAGCACTAGTTGCTGAATATGCTAACTTAAATAAACAAATTGGAATTTTAGCAGGTAATAAAGAAGACGTTACAGAACGTGAGAAAGCATTAACTAAACTATTCGCTAAGGTGAATAAAGGAAATGATAAAGTACTGATGACGTTACTTTTAGACGTGTTAGATCCTAAGACAATATCAACAAATAAAGATAAAATTATCAATGCTTTTGATTCTTACGAAGTTAACACAGATTATTCAGTAGGTGATAAGTTTAAATTTGATGGAAAACTATACGAAGTTATCGCAGAACACACAAGCGTTGTTGAGTGGGTGCCAAGTGCTGAACCAACTAAGTATAAAGAAATCACTTTTGAGCGTACTGAAAATAAAGAACAGTTAGAAGATGATAACAACAGATATATAACTAAATTACAGTTAGATGACGCATTAACTAAAGTAGTGCAAACAATCATGGAACAATTATCACAAGACGAAGGAGAAGAAGAACATGACAATAACGGAGAAAGTAGCAACACTATATCACACAGCGAGGGGGTTAATTAAGATGAAATTTAGTTTTAAACGTGCAAAATTTAAACAAGATGATTATTTAGTACAAACTCATATGAGAATGGTTATTACGGAAGTTGAAACTTTAGAGCAAGTGCCTAACTTTGGAAACTTACGTGAGATGGTTAGGTTAGCAGTTGAGGAGTTCAAGCGAAAAGAAGCTGAATTAAAAGCAATTGAGGAAGCAGCAAAAGAAGTTTCACCAGAAGCACCAAAAGAAGCTGTGATAACTGCTCCAGTAAGTGAAGCACCAAAAGTTGAAGAAAGAACAGAGCACGCTGAATAGCGTGTTCTTTGGTGTGAGAAAATGGAAATAACATTACCAGAATTAGCAGAACGCTATTACCACTTAGCTAAGGACGTTTATATTCATGCTTTTACATTGGTAATATTTTTAGATATCCTTACTGGAATGGCGAAAGCGTGGGTTACAAAAAAACTAAATTCAACAGTAAACAGAAAAGGGTTAATTGAACATGGTATTGTTGCAATAATGTGCATTACAGTATATCCATATATGTTGTATTTAGGTTTTAACGAGTTTGCAACAGTCTTTCTACTATTCTTCACAGTTGGTTACTGCTTATCTTTAATCGAAAATTTAAGTGCTTTGGGCGTGCCATTTCCAACTTGGCTTAAAAAACGATTAGAAAAACTGCGAGATGAATTAGACGGTAAGGAGTGATTAAATGAAAAAATTAGTAAGAACAAATTTAACTAACTCACCTACTAGACGTGGCACAGAGAATTTAAACACTCAATTCTATTCGCATGATAGAAATAATGCAGGCTTTGAGTTCGTTGTTAGTAATGAAAGTGATCTTACAAATTATACTGCTAAGGTATTATTTAACTTCATAGATTCCGCTTCTACATGGGAAGCTAACGGGACTATAGAGGGGAACATTATTAAAGTTGCTTTCAACACAAATTTAATTGCACGTTGCGAGGAAGTGTTGGGATATCTATTTTTAGATAGCGATTCTGATTCGCTTGATATATTTAAGTTTAAGTTTAATGTTGTGTTATCTGAAATCGATAAAGGAGAAGTAGCTAACAGACAGATTAAGCATGTAAATAATATCGGTGAACTTGAATTAGTAACAAGATCACAATTAAGAGATGAATTATCTAAGCTACAAATTAACGGAGTAGATTTAACTAATTATTTAACAACTACAGTTGCTGATGAAAGATACGCCCAGAAGCAAGAATTAAGGTCGTACGCTTTGAGTAAAGATGTTCCGAGTATAAATGGCTTAATTACAGAAGAACAGCTTAAAACGGCAAATAATGGCGTTCTAGAGGAGATTAAAAAATTAGGCTATGCAAAAACTACAGAGGTGCCTGCTGCATACAATGACAGCGAATTGGCTGGACGTGTAACCAAGCTTGAAAGTAGGAACAATCAACCAACGGTTGACAGTACAAAATTTATTACTAACGATGCCTTAAAAGCTATGAATTTTGTATCTAAAGATGAATTGAACACCCTTAAACCTAATCAAACATTAGCTATTAATAACAAAAAATTAAGTATTAGCGGTGGAAACAACGTAGATTTACCAATTTGGGAAATACACGGCACAGGAATGCCGAACGGAGTAGTAGAAGCTGAATTAGGTACTACTTATGTAGATAAAAATAAAACTAATGGAGCGTTAAAATGGATTAAGACTACTGACGGTGGGAATACAGGCTGGAAAGTATTCACAGGTGATACAGGGTGGTGCACATTACCACTAATTAATAAAAGAGGTAATGCAAGACTTCAAATCAGAAGAATTAACGATGAAGTAATTGTTAAATTTGATGGTTTATCATGGGGTTGGTTTGGAGTTGATGATATAAGTAAACAAGGTGGAAACATTGTTGATAAGACAATCGCCAGTAAACAGTACACTTGGATTAAACTTAACATCGGTCAAGGAAATCAAGTCTTACCAGAAGGATTTAGAAGTGCCAGTTCAATATTAAATGGATTGTTTGGAGATTTAGGAGACTTACTAGGTAGTGTATATGTAGGTGGTACAGCTGACAGTAACGCTATTCAATTAAGATATGCTATGAGTAGAAATGAATTAACTAGTAATATTTTATCTCAGATTAGAATAAGTCCAGTCACATTTATAACGGATGACGACTGGCCTGTTCAATTACCATAAAGGAGGAAAAACAAATGGAACAATTAGAATTTTTAAAACCAGCATTAGTATTTTTAATAGTAACATTACTTGGAATGTTAGGTAAGTTTTTGAAAGAATCAAAATTCTTTCCTAATGAAATGATACCTAACTTTCTAGGAGTGTTAGGAGGGTTAATAGGAATTATACTATTTAAAGATGCAACAGCGATAACACTTGGAGTTGGTGCTGTTGGTGTACATCAGATTTACAAACAAACCGTAGGAAATAACTCTAAAATTGATAATTCAGAGAAATAGTGATATAATTTAATATATCAATCCCCCTGTTCCTTTTAAGGCAGTTACGACTGACACAGGGGCTCTTTTTTTAGATATCAATAAAGAGTTGAGAAAAACGCAGAAAAGTTAAGAAAAACGTAGAAGGCTAGATTTATAATCT